CTCTCATACCATCGCATTCTTATTTATTTATTCATTCTTTAAAATCATCTTATGGATACAAAAAAACAGCGAGGCGGTAAAAGGCCCGGAGCAGGTCGCAAACCGATTGCGGACCATAAAACGCAAATAAGCGTTTATATCGCACGATCTACCATCGAAAGGTATGGAGGTGTCACCGAAGTAAAGAAAGCAATTTACAACCTCTTAAAATGCGAAAATAATGAATGATGACAACATGCTGTACTACGATGAGGAGTTTAACATGTTATACTGCTACATCAAACGCGAAATAAAATGCCAATTCTGCGGCACAACCATCCGGACATCACTGGAGGATCCTGCCGATGTTATCGAAACCTGTAAAAATTGCAAGCAATATGAAGACCAAAATAATACACCTGATTGACCTCGATGGAAAGGATCGGTTTTACTTCTGCATTGAAACCGATGGCGAAGTGGTTCAGCAGGAGATAAATCACCTCGAATATCACGAACTAAAACAAGCCGAGGACAGGCATTTCAAGGAATCAGTTAACCGCATAAAAACCAAATACGAGTTATGAGCAATGAATATATTAAAAAGCATGTGATGGAGCTGATTAGTTTGGCCCTTGACATCCAGCTGCAAACCAATTTTCCGGTCCATACTTCATTGAATCCAACGGTAGGAGTATTGGAAATAGCCATCGGTCATGAGATGGAACGCAGAGTGAACCTGTTCGATACATCCTTTGAGGATCGCCTTTACTTTTTCGATGACTACCAAAATGAGGAGTTTCTAACAAAATACCCAAAAGTCAAAAAAAAGTTAGAATCATATTTGGCAGTTAACAATTAACAATTACTTTTGCACACGAACAACATTTTTTTTAACCTATAAACATTTATATCATGAAATTAACTATTGCACAACGCCAGCAGGTGAGGCTTCGCCTTGGCATGTCCGGAGCATCAGGCTTCGGCAAAACGTATTCAGCCCTGATCCTTGCCCATGGCATGACAGGTGACTGGTCAAAGATTGCGGTGATCGACACCGAGAACAATTCCGCATCATTGTATGCCAACCTTGGAAAATACAATGTGCTGTCTCTTACCGCTCCATTTAGTCCGGAGCGTTACATTGAGGCCATCAAAATGTGCGAGGATGCCGGCATGGAAGTGATCATTGTTGATAGTATCACGCATGAATGGGAAGGAAAAGGTGGATGCCTTGAGATCGTTGAATCACTGGGTGGCAAATACCAGGACTGGGCCAAGGTCACACCAAGACACCAAGCATTTATTCAGGCAATACTTCAAAGCAAATGTCATGTGATAACCACAGTGCGCAGGAAACAGGACTATGACATGGTTAAAGGAGACAATGGCCGGTTAAGCGTTACTAAAGTAGGAACGAAGGAAGTTACCAGAGATGGATACGAATATGAGCTTACTATCAACTTTGAGTTTTTGAATGATAAGCACTTGGTGAAAGCCAGCAAGGATCGTACTTCACTATTTATGGGCAAACCTGAATTTGTAATTACATCAGAGACAGGAAAGCATATATTGAACTGGTGCAATGCTGGAGTTGATACAAGTGAGGAGTTGATGACTGCATTGGGTGAGATAGGTGATTGTACGTTATTGGAATGTCTGAGGGACATCTGGGAGAAATACCCACAATTCCACAGCAATGATGAATTTATAGCTATTGTCAAACGCAAAAAAGAAATAATAATTGGGGAGGAAGTAAAATGAGTATCACACTATATACCATAAAAACTGACTATCTGCGTATTGCAGAGGAGTTAATCGAGAACGGGGGAGAACTTACCCCCGAACTTGAACAAGCTTTGACAATCAATCAGGATCAGTTACAGGAAAAAGCTACCAATTACGCATACATAATTATGGAAGCTGAATACGAGATTTATATGCTGGATAAAGAGATTGCCCGGTTACAAGCTATGAAAAAGAGCAGAGGCAATATGGTTGATAGATTGAAGTCAAATATCAGTGGAGCAATGGAGCTGTACGGAGTTGAAAAGATTGAGTCAGCAATGATGAAGCTATCATTCCGCAAATCTGAATCAGTTGAGATAATTGATGAAAAGCTTATACCAGCAGAATATCTGGTACCACAGCCAGCGAAGATCAGCAAGTCAGCCATCAAGGAAGCCATAAAAAAAGGCGAGACGATACCTGGGGCGGCCATGGTCACAAACTTTAATCTCCAAGTGAAATGAGCGTAAAAGTTTTACAAACTAAAATAGGAACAGTGCCGGATGGTATATTCGGCCCTGCTACCTTCTACAAGGCAATGGAATATTTTGACTTCACACCATTGCGAGCGGCTCATTTCTTTGGCCAGTGCGATCATGAGACAGGTGGATTTAAATGGTTTACTGAAAATTTTAATTACCCAGCCAGCCGATTGCTGAAAGTATTCAAAAAATACTTTGATGAAAATCAAGCCATGCAATATGCATTTGATCCTGAACGCATTGCTAATCGTGTCTATGCCAACCGTATGGGCAATGGTGATGAGGCAAGTGGTGATGGATGGAAGTATCGTGGCAGGGGTGCAATCCAGCTTACAGGCAAGGAAAATTACAGGAACTTTGCCGAATGGATTGAGAAGCCGACACTATTGTTAAAGCCTGAACTGGTCGCTACCGATTACGCATTTGAGTCTGCACTTTACTTTTTTAATAGTAAAAAATTATGGGTAATTTGCGACACCGGAGTTGATGAGTTGACCATTAAGAAAGTTACTAGGGCGATCAATGGAGGCACTAATGGCTTTGGTGATCGCATTGAAAAAACACTAAAATACTACCGTTATGTCCAAACCATTTGATGCACTGACCAATGAAGACAACGAAAATTTCTACAAGCACCTCATCCACATCTGGGAGATTACCCCAAAGGAAGTCCAAGACCGCTTCCGCAGGGAGCAGAACTGCCTCCTCTGCCACGAGTGCAAAGGCTACATCAGCAGCGTCCAAAAAGCCATCCGGGAAGCCAAGGCGGCCAAGTACCAGGTCACGGTGGACACAGGAGGAAATCAGGATATTGCATGAGATGTATCCGACACACCTCGCTAAAGAGGTCGCAGCAAGGCTAAACAGGTCAGTCGGCTCGATCTATGCAATGGTGGAAATATGCGGATTGAAAAAAAGCAGTGACTGGGTTGACAATCCCAAAAATAAACGATTTAAAAAAGGTCACACTGGAGGATGGAAGACATGGTTTGCCGATGGTAAGCCAGCCCATAACAAGGGTAAAAAATGGAGCGATTATGCCAGCAAGGAGTCACAGGAAAAGATGCGTAAAACAACATTTGCCAAAGGCAGCACTCCGGTCAATGCCTCGTATGATGGAGCGATCAGGCAACGCTATCACTCCAAAGACAAAAGGACCTATTTGTATATCCGCATTGCTCCGATGAAGTGGGAACTGCTGCACAGGTATAACTGGATTCAGGCGAATGGACCAATACCAGCAGGGAATCGGCTGACATTTGTAGATGGTAATACCTTAAACTGCGACCTCAGCAACCTTCGCATGATCAGCACAGCCGACAACATGAAACGCAATAGCATTCATGAACGCTACCCCGAGGAAATTAAACAAACAATTATAAAACTTGGACACTTAAAACGTATTATCAATGGCAAAAAACAAGATCAATGATTTGAGAGATCACCTCTTTGAAGCAATCGAAATGCTCAAGGATGAGGAAAGCAACATGACAGTGGAGAAGGCTGAGGCAATCGCCCAGCTGAGTCAGACCATCATCAATTCCGCAAAGCTTGAAATCGATTACATGAAGGTCGCAGACAAGGTTACCGGCATCACTCAACCATCCGAATTTCTAAACCCTAAACAATTAAACAAATAAACCTATGGAACAAAAAATGAACAGTGGAGCGATCTTTAAAAACGACAAAAAGACCTCCGAAAAGGCACCTGACTACAAGGGTAAAATTGATGTTAACGGTCAAGAGTTTGCACTGGCTTTATGGGTCAGGGAAAGCAAGACCGGCACGAAGTATTTTAGCGTGAAGGTAGAGGAGCCATACAGCAAGCCTCCCCAGGACACACCTGAAACCACTAACGACCTCCCATTTTAATCACTCAATGCCACTCCATCGAACTGGTGGGGTGGCATTGCCTATAACGTTTTGGGGCTTGGCGAAGGCGGGGAGTTTAACCACAAAAGTTTAATAGAATGACAGAAGATAATTTACATACAAAAGTTGATTTGGAAAACGGAAGCCCCGCTTTTGCCAAACCCGTGTTAGGTGCAGTGCCTTTCACGATTGTTCATTTGGAAGATTGCACTAAGGCATTAAAACGCTTTGACGATAATTACTTTGATGTGGCAATTGTTGACCCGCCTTACGGAATAGGTAGAAGCGGGCAAACGGAAACATTCACAAAGAACCCAAAACATAAACGCAAGCACTTTGCTGATAAAGGATGGGATACCGAAACGCCCGCTTCGGAATATTGGAACGAACTGTTTAGGGTATCTAAAAATCAAATTGTGTGGGGTGCAAATTACTTTACTGAATACTTGCCCGCTTCAATGGGCTGGATATTTTGGGACAAAGGGCAAGATTTATCAATGAGTGATGGCGAACTGGCTTACACTTCGTTTAATCGGGCTTTAAGGCGTGTAAAGATTAATAGAGGGCAATTGATGGTAGAAGGCGGAACAATACATCCAACGCAAAAGCCGATTAAACTTTACGATTGGATTATTCAAAACTATTGTGCGGATGCAAATTTGATTTTAGATACCCATGTAGGAAGCGGAAGTTCAAGAATAGCAGCAGCAAAGGCGGGTAAACAATTTATAGGATTTGAAATAGACCCTGAATATTATGAGAAACAAGAAAAGCGTTTTAATGACTGGAATAGTCAACTGCGAATGTTCTAACGGAGACGTTCACGGCATTGCACCTAACTTGCGAATACACGCTATAACAATTCACTAAAACAACTAAAACAAAGACAATGAGCAAAAAGCAGACAAGCATCGAATGGCTAATAAAAGAAATGGGAAAGATGCAGTATTTTATTGGCAATGATTTATTGCAAGCATTTGACCAAGCCAAAGCCATGCACAAGGAGGAGATCATCGAATCATATTGCACAGGATCCCTGCACATGGCAGAGGATGAGACCATCTTTCCACGTGAAACAAGCGAAAGGTATTACGATGCCACCTATGGCGATCCACCTCCACCCAAACCACATATCCCATTTATTTACCGATAAAAGTCCTTGCATAAACCATTTATTTGCCACATTTTTACAACATGGCCAGCAAGATAATAACATGCAATGTGATGGGTTATGACACGGACCATGAAGCCCTGGGATTGAACATGCCGGACATGTGGATACTGTTCAGCTTTCCATTGCATCGGTTGGTTTATGTGAGGCCGAACTACACACAGGATTGGGAGATAATTGATGAGACATCCATTATCATGCTGGAAGGAGACAAAAACGAGCAAGTCACGGACATTCCGTATTTAGAATTAATGAAAACATGGACAGCGTATGAGAGCAGCCGATATAATTGACACCGTATCCAAATACATGGAATTGAATGTGGAGGATGTCCTTCACAAAAAAAGCCGCAAGGCAGACCTGGTAATGGCCAGGCATCTGATCATCTACTTTTGCCGCAAGTATGTCATGGGCAGGTATGGATGGAATCCGATGGAATACACCCACATTGCAAGACTTTTCAAGATTGATGGCAAGACATTGAATCATGCCACAGTAATGCACGCAGAGAAAAAGATACAGGGATATGTCACCTACAATGCCGAAATCCGCAGCGTAGTGGCTGGCTTTGACACTCTATTTCAATCATACGTTGAGCCGGAAGTCTGTACCCTGTGCGGTCAGTATAAGCAGAAGCACGCTATCTAAAGTCATCCGATGTCAGCAGAGTATAGGTAAAATTATTACCATACCTTAATGCTGATCTGCGAGCAATGTCCAATGTATATTTCAAGTGCTGGGCATACCTGAACACCTGGCATCCGGCAGAATGAGGACCTACATTAACAGCATCATGCCCATGGTGCAGGTTGATTCCGAAGTTACCGATCTGAACACTGTCCGGGATATAGTCCAGTTCGTTGTCCATGTCACGATCACGGAACACTTTACAAGGTGCGTTTTGAATAAACGCATCATACTTACCCCTATGTTTTCCAAATGTCCACATCCTCCTGTATTGACCAGGTGCAAGGATTGCACACCCTTTAGGTGTAAGAAGTTTTTGCTGTAGGTAGTAGGTGCCTGGATCGGTTGTAAATGACTGACTCAGCCATGTCTTTTCAACCGTTCCTTCCTGATAGCACAGGGCAAACATATCATCCCAATGGTTTAGCTTGCCACCCATTGTCCTGATGCCTACGAAATTAAGGTTTATTTCCCCAGTAAAAAAGGAATACCCTTTAGCCTCAATGGCCTCCCTGATCTTTTGGTAGTTCAGTTTCATGGCCAAAAAATTTAGTCACTACCTTACCGATTGCTCCGATTGTCACCATGTATCCGGCAACCGTTACAAGTGTTGCAGGTAGTGTTATAGGAGCGGCAACAATCACACCACCGACAGCACCGGCAAGCAGTAAGATGTCTCCGATCTTTTGAGCCAGTGGTGGGGTGTTTCCCTTTCCGTAGTTTTTAGGATGAAATTTAGCCATTGTTAAGTGTATTTATGATGTCATCGGCAGTTGCCATTGCAGTGCCGTTTATTGTTGTGTTGCCTCCCATTAATGCGATGACCTGACCACCCATAAAAACATGAACGCAAAGGTCATCAATCTTTTCGGTTTGTTCAAAAGCATAATCGAATCCACGATAGTGTATTGATCCGTTTGCAAATGTCACTTCATCCATTAGTAAGTCGTTTTAAATTCAGCCATTGATACAACCGTTGAATCAGCATTGTTAGCATTTTGAATTGCAAATACAATGTATTTATCAGTAGTCCAATCAATGTTTAAAGCAGAATAAGCGGTTGTTGAGTTGAGATAATCGAGTAACTGGTTTGATATACCCGTATTCATTACTTCTGTATTGGTAGCTGTTTTGACTACAAGGTTTCTAAAAATAGTTATACCCAACGCTGTATTCGTCGTTTGATAAACAGCAATAAGCGTTCCTCCAATAGCTGCGGATGTATTGGCATAAACGCGAAGTGTAGTAACGCCACCTGTTCCCGTTTTTCTTGCCCTATATTTTAGTTCCCATATTTGACCTACCGATACTGTGTTTGCCGGTATCAAAAATGAGTTGACATAAGTATTTGCCGTTGTTCCAGTTACCGCAGTTTGATCAGATGTAAGATCGTATGCCTTTCCCGAAATCTTATTATTAAATGTAGTCCAGTCTGCCGATGTCAAAAACCCTTTTGTGCTACCGTTGGCGGCTTGTCCGTTGGTATAGTCAATGCTGATGACACCGGATGTCGCATTGAAGTCCGATGCCGTAAATGTAGCCGCTCCCTTAGTAGTGCCATCGGCAGCCGCATCTTGTATGCTAATGGCTGGAGTTGTGCCACCACTGGATGCAATGGGTGATGTTCCAGTTACCGATGTGACTGTTCCATTCCCCTTGTTGTTAAATGTAGTCCAATCGGTTGAGGTCAAAAATCCTTTTGTCGATCCTGATGCAGCCTGACCATTGGTGTAGTCGATGCTGATCAGTCCGGCACCATTGTCATTGAAATCGGCAGCGGTAAAAGTTGCGACACCTTTTGTCGTGCCATCGGCAGCAGCGTTCTGTAATGTGCTGGTCACATTACCTGTTTTCCATTGCTGATCTGATGAATCGTAGTAAATAACATCATTGTTGGCAGGTGTCTGAGCCTGGACATTGTGTAATTCATCCAATTCATATCCATTCTGCACCCTGACATATATCTGCCCATTGCCGACATTGGCACGTTCCACAATGCCCACATACACCAAGTGATTTGGTGCGTATTGCTTGACATTGGTATAGTCACCTGCCGTATTGGCAAGGTATAGCGTATCACCGGCAGTATAGGCTCCAAGGTTTAACCCTTGAATAACACCCTGCATGATGATATATCCAAGTCCATTAACTGCAATAGATGATGAGTAAACCAAACCCACAGTTTTTGCACTGGTTGCATCACTGGTATTTAATGCCCTTTTTACGGACATTTTATCGCCTGATGCACCAAAAGCATAGACAACCATACCCTTTGTAATTGGTACGGCATCCACATTTTTAACATAGGCAAACATTTGATTGGGTTTGATACCAATAATCTGAAATGCTGTGCCGTCATAAATGCAGATAAATTCCTGCCCGGCTTTTATATCACCTCCGACAACTTCCTCATCCACGTTTTTGTATATGGGTATAGGTCCAAGGCCATTGACATCCAACGTTGATCCGTTGGTGTTGGCATTGGAAAAGTTGATGGTAAAGGCTGTATTTATATTGTAGGCAGTTATCCCTGGAATGGTTACCGCATAGGTGTCCGTTCCGGTGGTAGTGCCTGATGGTAATCCGTTTAGTGAATTTGCGTTCATCAATGTCCACACCCCGGCTACCTTATTCCAAATGTCTCCGGTAATCCGATTGAGGAAGTAGTCGCTGTTGGCTCCAAAGGAAACATCCGGATCACTATCACCGTGATACCATTCGGATGTGCTGTTGTAAATGTTTTGACCGGTTAAAAAATTAACCAGTTCGCCAACCGTTGCAAATGTGGTAGGAACGGTTATTTGCGTGATGTCAAGGTCAAAAACATTGTTTTTGAAGTCATTGAACGTAACAGTGGTATTGTTCGTGTCAATGGATAAACGCATTGCATACTTGTTCACATATTGCACCACTCCGGTGTTGTAGGTGAACGTAAATGTCTTAGGTCCTGATATTATTTGCGTGATTGGCATTACAGCATGTCGATTATTTTCTGAGCCAGTTCAGCCCTTGTTGTGGCTACCGGAAAAGAAATGGTTGTGTAATCAATGGAGTAAGTCGCACCAATGGTTTGAATGTCAATTGATGTTCCTGATGTAGGCACCAGCACGTTAACCCACACCTTTGGGATTATGGTTCTTGCCCCTACGTTATCCGTAATTACAATACTATCCGATACAGGTTCTACGACATCAATCATCAGTCACAAATATTGGTATAAGTTACGCAAAAATAATCATTGTCTTCATCATCAGGATTGATGATTTCCACCCTTGGCGTGCCGCTGATATTTGCGGAAACCCAAATGGTAAACACCCCGGCATATTGGCTGAACAATCCAGGGAAGTCATTTTCAGTGATGACAATATTGCCATCCTCATCAGTGGTTATTTCAGCCACATAGGTCTCTCCAAACTTATCCCTGACAAAGACATAGTATTCCGTGTCTGCTAAAAGAGCAGTGCCAAGCGTTACGGGCAAGGCACTGTTCTCTCTTATGCAAGTCAGGCAAAGAGGTCCAAGTTTTTCACATAGTCTCTCCATCCTTACTTAATTAGCAGTCGATACAACGATCGAAGATGCCCACAGGCATGTTAGTCGGACATGGAATGTCTTCCTGGCTGAATTTGACAGTAGCGTTCCAAATAACTTTGGATTTGATGTCTTCAGCAATCGGAGCCTTAGGTATAACCAGGGCAGGCTTGCTGCTTACATACACCTGCGATTCAGTCCTGTAACCCACACGATAGTCCAAAGACTTTTTTATGGAGTTCCAGAAATTGCAGTTTCCGAGGTAGTTAGGATCGAACACGTTCAGGGTGAAGTCATAACCGCTGATGTCCATAGGAATGTCACCAAAGCCTGTTTCAGTTACCTCAGCCATTTCAAGGGATCCCCTTGTTTTTGGGAAGATATAAACTGTTCCGGCACATATTTTGGCGGCCCATTCAGCTGGATCAGTGATGTCAGTCCAGGTCACGCTTACATGCTCAAACCATACGGAACGAATACCACCCAATTCTTTTGGTGGACAGTCGCTACATGTCGGAGACAATACCGTGTTACATGATGGATAGTAAATTGGCATTTTTGTAGTTTTTAATATTCAAGCTAATGTTGGCCAAAGGCCCGACCACTATTCACAAGTGAGGAAACAATTCTTGTCAAAGGTGGTTATTATCGTGTATGTGATGGCATACATGATTGAATTAGGTTTCAATCCGTATGTCTCCACATTGTATTCAGTTGCAAATACCTCCTCCATGTTTGTATTGGCAGAGGCAAAGTTGATGATGGCATTGTTCAAAGTCCACGAGGACAATGTTGCAGTTGGAATGGTTTGCGGCATGGCTGACAATATCATTGCCAGCAAATCCGTTCCATGCAGGTGTATCTTGTTCCTGTCGGATATGATCACCATGAGCATATTGGCAGTTTCCTGAATGGAATTGCCAGGGTCTCCATAGTTGTCATCCTCAGGCACAGCTTCATATTCAGTTCCAATCAAACGGTGGTATATTTGGATGGGCAAAGTGTCATCAATTACAGCCGATATACCTTCACCGTAATGGTCGATGATTGCCGGGAACGTAGTCCTTACATCACCTTCAAACACCGGAACAAGTTCCACGATCTCATTGAGGTATTGGCCTCCCTGAAAGCGTTCATCGTTCAGCTTGTTGCTGATCTGACCGTTTATATAGGTGATTATTTGGTTAAGTTTTGGCATTTAGTGTGTTGTTAATGTAACGCTCAAATATTTGCAGGGCGATCTGCTGGTCTTGTTTGGTGACACCCCATATTTTTTTACCCCACTTTTCCTCTTGCCATTTTTTCAAGTTTGATCCATAGGATGATTTGAATCCAAGCACATAGTCCTTGCCCTGTGCCTCAAAGCCAAAATCCCTTCTTAACTGACCTGTGCGAAACAGATTGACATTGGCTGTATCTTTCCCTTCCAATGACCTGATCTGTTTGTAGCCACCTTGTAATACAGCGAGGTGACGGTTTCTGTATGTCACCCAATCCAATGCTTTGCGTTTGGCCTTTGATCCGAACACCTTATTGGCGGCTGTGCTATTGATAAATGACTTGGCACCTACCAATGTCGGTTTGGTGGAGTAACTACCAATGGGATTGCCATCGACATCATCCCCATCATTGTGTATCCTTCGTGTGATGGATGCATACAATGTGGTTGCAATCTCTCGAATCATAGGCCTTGACTTGTCAATCTTGGTCAGTTTCCCCTCAAGATCCTTTAGAATTTTGTCGATATTGCTTTCGTATTCCCCCATTAAAGCCCCACGTTTTTGAATGAAACAGGAGCGTCACATTCAATGCAACAATCGTTTTGATTAAGAGATAAACCATAAACAGCATTGTTAAGTTCACCGGCATACTTGGTATCATTGATGGTGCCACCGACATAACGAGCCTCAAATTCCTTGCGGAGTTCCATAGCCCTGTTTTTATCAATGGTTGTCCACCTGTTTATCCGGGATGAATAAATACGCTCGGTCATCAGTTCAGCACCCAAGCAATAAGCCCAGGCAGTCATGAAGTATTCTTTGTTGTTGCAAACAAGGTTATCCCATTTGCACCTGATGCTGAACACCCCTGACAGTCCATAACTGTCTGATGATGTTAATGCGTTTTTATATCCGGTGATGTATGCCTCGCAGTTGTTGTAACCATAGCAAAGGCAATCACATCCCTGATCATAATATGCAAGCTGATCCAATGGTAAGCTTTGCGATATGTGACCAGTGCTGTCATAGACAACATTCAATTCTTTTACAGCGAAATCCACCTCAACAGGTATGGTATACCATGCATTTGCAGCAGCAGCGGTATAGCTTTCAGTATGCAGTATGACACCACTTTTTGCATCACGGAAGGTAATGGTGTATGGTGTCAAATCCTTTGCATATAGCTTCACCGATTGCACATAAATGCTGTTCAGGTTGCTGCTAAATTCGGATATTTTTATAGTGAATCCACGCAGCTCAGCGGCTGCCGGATAGGTTGTCGATGTGTTGTAAATACCCAAATCATTTGTCTGGGTGATTTGTTTCAGCTTGTATCCGCTGTTGTATCCGTTGGCACCGAATTTATTCTGCAATGCCACGTTAACATCAGTCCTGAAACGTGTTGCTGCCCTGTCTTGAATATCAGACCACAATGCAGCAAGTCCAACGGTGTCGCTGTCAGCAATATCTTCGATTTGCTTCCATTCGATACCGGGAAGGAATTTGTTTATATAGACACCTGATGCGGAAGCAGTGTTCACGCAGGCATCAATTCCGATATAGTCTTTGAGACAGTTCAATGTTTTTTTGTTTATTAAAAAAGGCCCTACCCACGAATGAGCAGGGCCTCTTTTGGTTTAACAATCACCTACGGTTAGGCACCGCAGCTATCGCATGTGTTGGTGATGTTGTAAAGGAGCGATCCACGGTTACCAACCAACGGATCACCGGCACGGTAAGCATTGGAAGGAATTGTGAACAGACCTGCTGACTTGCTGATGATCAACTGGTAGCCAGGCTGTTGGTCTCCACTTGTTCCGTAGTAAGGATCAGTGATTGACTTGGTGCAATCGTTGTATTTCAACTGGAAGTCGAAGTCAACCGGAAGCACTTCAGTGCCGCTCAACATTGGCAGAGTCATTGTTCCGAAGGTAGATCCACCTGGTTTAACACCAGCTTTGAAGCCTGTGTATTTGAGGTATTCAACCATCTGAACTGCATCAGGCTCGATAACGACGATGTTGTTAGCAGCGAAAGCAGTAGCAGCATCGAGGTCATAGTAGAACTTCACACCAGCAGCTTGCAGGGCAGTGTTCAAACCGTTGCCATCAAATGACTTTGCCATTTGCTGCCACATGAAGTTGGCGAACAAACCGCCACCGATAACCTGGGGAGTGCCAGTGAAACCGTTCAGTTTGTAGTCAGCGAGGATCTGAGTAAGACCATCAGTCAAAGTGTTTGCATCAGCATCTTTGTTGATGTTGATAGTGGCAGCAGTGTTGAGACCAGTCCTTCTGTTAACACCGATGTTACCTGACAATGAAGTCAACAGGTCGCTGTTCAGTTTTGAAAGGATAGCATTTGCACCGGCATAGATTTCCTCAACGAATTCGTTCATGAAATCGGTTGAAGGCTGACCAACAGCAACAGTCTTAGATGCCTCATCCTCGTAACGAGCGATGGTTTCATCAGGAATGTAGATGCTGAAAGCAGAAGTTGAAGACAGGTTAACAGCTGTTTCGAGGTAGCTGGGAACGTTTGCAACATCGCAATCAATAGATGAAGACACGAAATTCTTTGTCCAACGCTGACGGTATTTTACCTGAACGCTTTCCTGGTGACCAGCAGCGTTGTTAAGGCGTAAAACTTGAGGCTTCTTCTGTGACTGAAGGAAGTTAAGGAAACCAAGGGGTTCCATTTTGAACTGAGGAGTCGCAGTCTGAGCGATCTCCATCAGGTGTTTGAGTAAATAGGGGCGAAATCCGTTTGCCATTTTAATTTAGGTTGTTTAAGATTGGATTTCCGCTATCTGTGCAGCAAGCTTGTTCATAGCAGCCGATTGTCCTTTGCTTGCATTGGCAGGGGCAGAGGCGATCACCGGAGCAGATGAAGCAGCTGGAGCAGCAGGTGCGGATGTTTGTAGTAGATTGTTGTCTGCAAAGACCTTGGATAGGTAATCATTAACTGATACCTGTTTGTTTTGCTCAAAGTAAGGGGTATCCTCATTGGTACGCAGGACGATGTTTCCTCCCTCATCCGCTACCACCTTTAAGCCGCTTTCCTTTAGTTTCCTGTTCGCTATGATCTTGGCGGTCTCAATACATGCGTCTTTTGGCATCTTGAGAGATTCCTCCATGGCATAACGATAGGAGCCATAAAGATTGTCAAGTGTCCAGTTGACACGATCGTTTCTACGCTCCGTTTCAAGCTGGGCAATTTTATTTTCATATTCAGTCTTAGTGCTGAGCATTTTTGCATTTAGGTCCTCCAAATCCTTGACAAGTTTAGTTTTGTCACCGCCATTATTGGTCTGTGCATACTTCGACTTGGTTTCCTCTGCAACAAATTCATTGAACTTCTCCATTGCATCATAGGTATTGAAACGACCGTCAGGATTTCTGCGGACATTTGCATCCCTATATTGCATCCATTTGTCTTGTAGGCCATGCTTTTCTGCAAGGGCTTCAATCTTTGAGTCAATCGGATTCAATGCCTTAGCAGTCAGTAAAGACTTAATGCGTGGATTGGCCTGTGCAGCTTCCTCGGTCAAAAGATTTGACAGAACTTTGCTGGTCAGGTCATCGGCAATGTCCAATTCAATGATTGATTGAGATGACAAAATGGATTTTACGCTGGGATCATCATAAGCGATCCCAACATCCTGGAATAGTTTGTTGAGGAAGTCTCCGAGTTTCATGTATTATTTGGATTTTTTGGTTTTGCTTTTGGAAGCCTTTTCGGATGCAGTATCGACAGCAGTATTGACTGTTGACAATGTTGCCTTGAGCATATCATTTTCAGCAGTCAGGTCTTCGATTTCTTTTTGCAGGGCAGCGTTTTCGGACTTGTAAGATTCAATGATCTTAGTTTGGTCCACATTGGATGTAGCTGATTTTTTTACTTCCTTAAAGTTACCCTGGGCATCCGGATAAATGATTTCCACGATCTGATTAAAAAAGATTCTGCGGAAATTTTCGAGGTTTACCAGTGGCACGAACACTTCATTGCCACTGTTTAATGCGATTTTCACTTTATCCATGCCACAAAATAAAGTAAAATAAATTTGCTAATTCGCCAAAGTTTTTTATATTTACGGCACTTTACGGCAATATATTTTTATGGCAAGAAAAAAAGGTGACTGTGAGGACTGCTGCTCGTTTAGCGTAGTGTTCACACCTGAAAACTGTTTAACAATCAAACGCATACAGGCACAAAGCTTGCTGAAAGGTCGCAAGTTATCATTTGAGAATGCAGTTAATAAGCTGATCAGTGAATACCGATTTGCAAAGGAGACTGGGGCAATAATTAAATAAATATACTAAAATAAATACTATGAAAACATTTAGAATTGAATGGATAAAAGAAGATTCCGGTGGTGGAATTGAAGATTTTATGGCAAATGATATATTGTCATGTCTCCAATCATTTTATGAATATTGGGGTGATCTCGGAATAACAAGACGTGTTTTAAGTATTTGTGAGGTTAAATCCGAGCAATAAGCTGAATAGCTTATTTTGCCTACTTCTTTTTTCTTTTAGCCTTATCCTGTTCATGCCTGGCATCAAACATCCTTTTGTGGAACAGGTAAGCCCACACAAACAGGAACGCAAAGCCGACATTTACAAATAGCTGCGGATAGGTCACATGATCAAAGGACAAGGTATTAAACAAGGTGCCGATAATAACCGCCACCATGCCGAACTTCAATGTCCAGTGCATCATAAACTTCCATTTATGGACAACCTTAGACTTATCCGCAAAAATATACAGATAAAACATAGTCATGGAAAACCCAAGTATTGCGTTTGCCAGTGCATTCAGCAGCAACATCATTCTCATAGACCATATTTTTTTGACAGTTTGCTATAAGCCCATTTGGCTCCGTTCAATCCGGTGAGGCCAAGTATGAAAGCAATCGCATTCTGCATGTCAACACCCACTGATGTCAATTTAAGAACTAATGGTGTCAGGTAGTTTGCTATCAATGTGCCGGATACGATACCGGCAATAGAGGCCTTGATGTTTATTTTTTCTTTTGCCACGACAGTAACAAGTGATCCGAATAGGCCAATGCTCATCAGTGACACGTTCAATCCAAGCTTCAAAAGTAATTCCTTCATTTTATCCAATGGCAATGCCATCCTCGTTGTATTCAATGTTTTTCTCGTTGTAGAGCTTTATTCTTATTGCTTTCGGAACCGCTTCCTCAGCCACAGGAACAAGTAAATGATTGCAGTTGTAACCACCTCTGTTCGATTGAAAGTTTCGACTATTAGTGCCGGGGATCATTCCCTCTGTGCCTACATTCTTACCGTTGACAATGCCACGGCTTATACCTCCCAATTCAGTTTCATGCACCCATTCCTTTTTGACCAGTGCATCACAGATGGGCCTGGATGCAGCAACCAATGGACCGACATACTGATACCATTTGAGGCCCAAGTCATCGGTGACAAGCTTTTGATAATTGGCTGTGTATTGATTAAGGCTGTCAGTCAGGACCTGCTTTGAATAACTGACCAGCTTTGGATCGACATCCTTGTTGCCAACCATAAAGTCCTTAAGCTTTTCGTTCATGTCCATAAAGGATGCACCACTGATGATGTCCTCCTCCAATATGTCCATGGCTCCCTGTATGACAGTATTGTTAATGGTGCTTTCGGATAGGCTTTCAAGCGTGCTGTTCAGGCTTACCCTTCGCATCTCGTTAATCACTTCCGGTGCTTCAAAGTCAGAAAAGACATCCGCAAAGTATTGCGATTGCAGTTTGCTGACATCATTGAAGGAACTGGACAGGTCATTGAGTTTGCCAATGTAGGCATCCCCAATGATGCGATCCTGTAAACGTATTTTGATGCGGTTAATGAGCCGCAAATTCTCAACGCTTACCCTGATGTTTCCGGATGCATTCAGTTTTAACTGATTCAACAAGCCCTGAATATCTTTGTATGAGGAACGTGCAAGATCAGGCAGTCCATCCATGAACTGCTCAATCTTGCCGTTTATCTCGTTGACTATTTTTTGGGGATCCATTATTCAGCCGCAGGGGTAGTAATTGTCTTAGGTGTTCCAAGTAGCCTTCTACCTGTTTCCTCATCAAATCCATATATCTCATACAGCAATGTCACAGCGGCATTGTAATCAGTAATGCCTTTTGCAACAGACTCCTGGATGGCAATAATACCCTGAACACCACCGACCGATCCTTTAAGATTTGCCTTGGCTTCAGCTTCTACATCAACCACATCGGCAGCGGCTTGTGTGCCATCCACGATTGGAGTTGAAGTAGTTACCGCTTTCAATGTTGGGCTGATTTCCTCCATCTTAGTTTTGGCATAATTGGTCAATATGGTAAGCTTTGCCGATCTATCCATTGTCAGGAAACCAGGCACCTGATCCATTGCCTGCTCCACGAATGTAACAATATAGTTGGATAAAATCACATCCTCCTTGGTCACCGCTTTTGTCAACAGCAGATCGGACTTTTCTTGTTCAGTCAGTCCAGGCAATGGATTGCATGACTTAATGGTGACAATCTTATCCCTCAATGTCGGGTTGTTATAGAAGTATTTGCTGACCAAATCAATCTCCATCTGATCGGTAATGAGCGGATCAACATTGGCCTGTTTAGCCGCAGATATCTGCTGCATCAATACACCTTCAGAAAATATATCGAACTTCTGCGGAATGTTGATTGTCGGCAGCATCTGTTGCCTCACATCGTAGTTAGGCACCACAAGGCTATTCCTATACTCATTGATAAAGAAATAGATATCATTCAGGATATTCTCAACAATGTGATAGTAAACGGCATAGACGAAGTTATTCGCCTCCTCCCTGTCATACTGTTTTGATACCCCTGACTGAGCCAGCGATCCGACAATGTAATCCATTCCAATGGATGACAAGGCATTGACAATATGGTTTTGAATACGCTTGTCTTGAACTTCAACAATATCAACAGGCTTGGTAAGGTATCCGGCAGGTGGAATAGGAACGGATGTGGGTGCCAGTCCTGACTGCTTAATCACGATTTCCTTTTCAGGTGAACGCTTAAAGTTACCATCACCGCTACATGTCGGACAAACAACCGATCCCTGTGCTGTTGGCACCTTGCCTAAACCATTACAGGTATTACAATCTTGTCCATCAATCCTCCACATGGTAGAGAATATATTTTGGATCACCTCCGCATCCAAGTCAGACATTTCCCTGGCAGCTTTGTCAAGGCCCGGTAACATGCTTGAAATAAATGACTCATACAGGACATAATCACCACCGTGCTTGTTCACAAATCCACCAAGCTGCCATGCCGGAAGGAATCCGATGTTGTGCTGCATCTTCAGGATCAGGTTATATTTTATCTCTGATCCCATGCCTGCAACCTGCTCAGCTTCCCATATCTCAGTGCTGGTCATGATAACCAACACCTTACCGTTGTTGTATGTGCGGCCACCAGCATTGTATGATACCTTCCTGTCACTTTCAAATACCAAATACTCGTTCATCTTGTAATCCAGCACATTCTTGCTGTCAATACAATATGAGTATGGTTTGTAGTATTCGGATGGCTCAACCTCATAGCTGATTGGCATCATGGCGATGATACCGTTTGGATCGGTCAATAGCTTCTTAATTCCAAAGCTATACAGCCAATTCTCAACGCTGTTCCAATATGGGTAATTCTCTTCGGTGTATGTCTCCAGGCTTTCGCTGTCCTTAATTGTGGGAGGCTTGAGTGAATTGGTCCAACTGATCGACCAGTCCTCTGACCTCACACCTTTTTTAAGGATGTTCAGCACCTTGAAACACGGTGTCTTATTTTCGGGGATGTAGTTGTCTCTCCTCCACTGCTTGTATCTTTCGCTTTCCCCTGGTCTCATTGTGTCAATCAACCTGTTAAAATAGGGATTGCCATCAATGACTGTATGCTCATCTATTGCTTTCCTAAAAAAGCCATCAAAGTGGAATGATACATGGTGATGCTCATCCACACTTTGCTCATACCAGTGGTGCCTTTTGCGACCACTGAAGTAAGGATCCACGAAGGACCTGTCAACAATTATCATGTTACGGTTAAATTACTGCCCTCTCAGGCAAAAATTTGTTTTTGTCTGTTAATGGGAAAAAGTATTCCCCGGCTGCATTAGTGTAACTTTTTGCCAAGTTATTGTAAAAATCTCGAACACCGTTTGAGTAAATGCTGCCACCAAAACTGCACAGGTAAAACTGCTGATACATATCCGCTGGCTTCATGTTCATCTTATTGAACGGCTCCCAGTATGCCGGGAGGAATGGAGCGGTATGCGGATACATTTTGGTTTGCATGGTTGCAATGATGAATGACAATTCATCCGGTTGGTTTTGGCCAAATATTTTGTAATTGACTTTCGGATAGTCAAATGCCTTTTTCACTTTGTCGAATAGGCCCTTGACATCCTTGTTTTTCTTAAAGTAAATGAATTCACTGCTCAGGTGGTAGATCGTTTCATCCTTGAATCCATACGCATCCCTGATGTCTGCAACGCTTGCCCACTGGACAAAGCCCTCATTTGCAATGTCAATAGCCATTGCCCCACGATTAGACATGGTAAAGTCAACAGCATTCAGCTCGGCAAACAGGCTTTCAACCCTTTTGCGAGGTAGCCAAATCATGTCAACATCCAGATATAACGTCTCATCGTAGGGCGATAGCTCATATATGCTGGTCTTTAGCTTGAAAATATCCTTTATCCCCAGGCTTTTGGATGTATAGTGTTGTGGCTTTGCCTCAATGATTTGATCAAAGATGGCAAGCTTTGTCACACCCAAATGACTGATCCCATTGCCCTCATAAACGATGGACACAGGTATGTCATTGCTGTTTGCCTTGAGTGATAACGCAATCTGATAGGCATAGTTTCCGTAATACGGATGCCCGGCTGCGATTAGGAGTATTCCTTGCTTCATGTTATTTTTTTTTGCTTCCGCCTTTTTTTAATGGGCCAAATGCCGATGTCAATGCCATTGCTACGGCTTGCTTTTGCGGATACCCTTTTTTGATTTCCATTCTGATATTTTCAGATATGACCTTTTTAGAACTTCCTTTTTTAAGTGGCATAGCTTTTTATATTTTTTAGGAACGTTTAATTCCGTATTTCCAATCGTGATTTTCATGCTTATAGCGGTAAATATACATTTTTTTATCAATAAAGACCTCAGTTTTCAACAGTGGATGGATTTTTTTTGCGAAATCAGCATCCTCCCCGAATCGCATATCGGCACATCCAACCTGCTTGCACAGTGAAGTCCGGATCGGATTCTTGAAGTATGGGGTGCGGACATAGTCATAAAGCCCTACATTGCTATCCCATTGTTTCCATTTCATTGATATGCAGCTTGTTTTAAACTTGCGACCCTCAATGGATACCTCTTCCAAGTAACCAATGGTGTCCGGATCATCCTTGGCGGCTTTCAATATATGTGGAATGTAGTCAGGACCCAGCCAATCATCATCATCCAGCATCATCATGTACTTCCCGGTTGCCCGGTCAATAAGTTTCTGCCTTTTGGCTCCGATGCTTATTTCTTTGTTATCCTGTTCGTAAATAACCTCCACCTCATTCTCCCATCCACCTGTTGCAATGGTCCGCAGAAGTGTATTGTATAAGATGCCAAACTGAAATTCACGATCCATGACGGTAGGGATGGCGATGGTAAGTATTGGGTTTACATGCCCTGACATTGAAATATAGTTTTATTGTTTATCCCATCGGTGTATGCCAGGTAGTTACCCAGTTCCGTTGGTTTGTATCCAAGTTTGTATGCGATCAGCGATGCAGCTGATTGGTCTTGCCGGTGATGCATAAAACGATAGTCACCGCTTTGGCCGGCATGGTCTCGGCTTCCGTTAAATACTCCATCAATGGCCGCCTTAATAAACATCTCCATGAAGGTATGACCGATCTCGGTGTCAATATCCACACCCATCATGCCGCTGGAAACCATCGGTATATTCATTGCTTCATCCCTGCTGATACCATAGTAATTCAATGAGAAGTCATTGCATTCCTGAGCGGCAGTGTAGCCGTTGGTCTCAAAGTAAATGCCGTGCTTTTCAATGGTATCAAACAATGGCATGGGAGGCTGGAGGCAGATCATCGAACAGTCCAACCATAGCAGTGACTTGTAACCGTAATCAATGGCTGACATCATTGCCGCAGCTTTGATGGTGTAGTGGCAATTTTTGTCATAGACATCATTGATCGGCTCATTGTGGTATTGGACAATGTTTGTCCAACCGTTGTCCTCCAGTGATTGCTTTAACCGGGCGGCACCTTTGTGATACCATCCACCCTGACCGATGTATGCGTTAACGATTGCCCTCATGTAGATCAAATCCTTTTGCGTGCCTGTTATGGTAATTAACCATGTCCTGCTTAAAGTAGCTTTGTGTTTTCCTCATCAATTCATCCGGAGCCTGTCCGGGAGTATTGCTGAAATGAACATGCTTGAACAGGACCTGATCAAAGAATGGCAGTTTATTCAACCGCTTGCCTACCTCGGTGTATTCATTGTCGCACCATAGGCTGACATAGGATGGATGGTATAGGTATCCAAAACGCTCGTAATACTTCCGACCCATGATGTTCATGGTACACAGTCCGTTTCGCCTGGTTTGATGGTCACCATCCCAAAACCACAAACCGCCATCGGTATCCGGAAAGTGATAAGCCATGGTATCGGCAATGATTTGATCCCATCCATGCTGCACACAAATCATATCATCGGATGCCAATACGACAATATCCCAATGCTCCTTATACTGAGCCATGCCTCTGTTGATGGCATGAATCTTTGAGGTGCTGCTACCGTGGTTTATGGTTGCCCGGTCAGTCATCCATTGGATGCGTTTGATGACATCCGCATTCATGGTTGGATCATCACTATCACACGTTATGAGATAGTCCACAGTGGCCACACCGACAGTGTTGTCGATGTAGCCTTTTAATGTGGATAGGAACTTCTCAGGGCGGCTCCTTGTCGGGAATTTAACGAGTATTTTCATTAACAATTACAGCTTTTCGCAGTGGTCTGCCATTCGTAGTCCTCTACGCAGTCAGCACCGCAGTTTTTATTTTCAACCAGTTGCACCTTTTCGGATACATTGAATGACACGATCGCCTCAATGTCATTGCGTGATGGGTAACTCACCTGGTATTCATCATCATCCACGAAATATTCACGATTGTCAATGAACATGTGATCGTAACCGCTAAGAGTGCTAAGATAATCATGCACATACTCAGCCACAGCCGGATCGACACGGAAGTTTTTCGACCTCCTTCGCTTGTAATATATGGTGTTTTTGTTACCTGCACTGTCCTCAAATGATTCCCTTTCGGTCATGTATGATGCCCTGACAAGCTTTGAATATAGCCTGATCTGAGGCACAAAGTTACTATTACAAAACTTAAATCCAAGTGCATCCTTGTCACAATATGATTTGATCAAGTGAGTGCAGTCATAACTTCCAATCTTAACCGGAGTGCTGCAACAGTCACAGGTGTATGATGTTTCGCATACAAACAATGTCATGTTTGTAAGGTTTACCACATGCACAGGCTCATCATTGTACTGGCTTTGAAATATCAAGGTAATAGGGGTGTTGATATCCCAGTTGTTTAAGTTGACACAAAACGTGCCGTTTGTTGTGTACCATCCGGAGATAGTATTGCCATACAGAAATCTAAACCGTGCAGCTATGATGTTATTAATTGTGGGAATTGTAAAACAAAACTTAAAACAGCTGCCTTGAAGGTTCGGGTTGATATTGAACGATATGTCAATGGATGCACTGCCTGTATTGGATCCGCTGTTATATGTCATGACATTATTTGTCGGATATGTCAGGGTTGCGTTATCCAAGGTTGGAGTGCCTTCAGTCCTTGTCTGCATAAAATCATCAAACTGTGCATTGGTGTTCAGACATGGATCAACAATGCAAAGGGTGTAACATCCGGATGCAATACCAAGGGCTGCCCAGTCCACCGATACCGTTGCGTAATTGGATGACCAGTTGATCGTGGTTTCAGTGGCCACATAGTCACCATCCATGTCACGCACCTGGATGACATAGTTTGTCGGCACATCGCATACGATGGCAGGTACTGAATAAATGAATACACATATCTCACTGCCTGCGGTAGGAGTCAAAACAAGGGTACCATTGGTAGTTGATACGTTGGTGTAAAATTCATACGTTCCGGCCTGTGTAACCGTGCCAAGCAATTCACTGTCATCGGCTCCGATGATCCATACTGCCACGCTTCCGGTAACGCTAAGGAATGTTATTTTGACATAAGTCAAATACCCATCAGTGTTCACATCACCGATAGGCACATCTAAGCTTCCAACATCATCACCGGAGAAACAATAGTCAGCACCTACACCGGATGCCCATCCATCGCCAAGGGTCGTTCCTTCAAAGTCAAGGTTATTGGTGCAATTTGTTTCGCAATAGGTAGCTTTGAACTGAAACTGTGTATCATCAGATGCATCAACAATTTGAACATATTTGCTTGATGGCTCGGCACAATCGTCAAGGTCATTGATGAATGAAATAGGTTGATTAGGTATGTATGTAGTTGCCATTATGCGTTATTAAAATTTGAAGTGAGAGTGAATTTTGTCAGTCCGGTAGCTTTGTTGCGTTCGATCTTACGCAACCATCCCTTTTGACCAGGATTTGATGTCATGCTGAAACGCATGAAATTCTGTGGGTTATTGACAATAGCTGTCCATTCTGCTTCCGATAGCACCTGCTCAAATTCGTATATGGAAGTAAAGTAATTATTTGGGTCCTTGGTTTGTCCGATGATACCACCACCATACGATCCAGCTATCAAACGAAAGAAACCGTTTTGAATGTTGTAGGTCATAGTTCCACCATAGACGGCAGGGAATCCTGTTTTATAATATCCAGTAACCGATGCCTGAACAGCCACCGATTCACCTGCAAGCAAAAAGATACTATTGCCGCCAGTGATGGGTCTTACACCTACCTTTGGAGCAAAACCAGGAAACAATACATCATATCTACCATTTACTATTTGCACCAATGTGCCGGATGTGTCATACTTTCTAAACAATATCTGCTGAATACCAATATACCAATAGTTATTCTGCGGATTAGTACCGACCTGTGTATTGACTGTGGTATTGGTTTCATAGGATGCCTCAAACGTGTATAGTGCGGTCTGTGGTGCAGTGTAGCGATAGGTAACCGTGCTGTAATCATTACCCGGATCCTGATTCGGTGGAGTGCTGTCATCCTGATAGGCCAAATCAATGTATGTATCACCAAATTGGGTTAATATTGCAGATCCTACCTTTGTTACCGATGGTTCGGCAATAGTCTTGGATGCCCTGAATACAGGTGTGCCTGGTCCTAAATTTTTCGCCAGTTGACCCTGCACATTAAAACGTGCAGCTACCTCTACGTTGGTAAATATCTTGTTGTAATAAATACGCTGTGGTGAGAATACCGGGGCATCCACATCATTCCAATAGTCTGCCTGATTAGTCAGGTAATCATATTGCACAAATACGTTCATGTTATCATAGTCCGTATTTGCAGTGTCCGATGTGGTCAGCCCTTGGATGATATTGCTATCAATCACATAACTGCTCACCAGGTCAAGCTCCTCATCCGTGTTGCATTCGCCTTGGATGTAGTATTCCTCCTTTTGGAAGGTCACAAACGGATAAGGGAACAATGCGAATTGAGTGCCGAGCAAATTAGGCAATGGCATCGTGGTGCTTCCAATGTTCACCTGTGCGTAAAACTTGTCACTGTCAAATGACTCAATCAATTCAGGTATATCCGTGATGCTGACGGTCTGGGTGGCAGTGTTCTTAAAGTAATCGTAGTTCTCAATCCGGATGCGTGGGTTGCCATTGGCATCCTTCTCCACAGCGAATACCAGGTTGAACTTTTTGTGCATCTCAATAAACAGTTCCTGAAAGCTGACATTGGGTGGTATCCTTCGTGGTGCAGTGTAACGCAGCGTTGTGCCTGAACATAACAGGACCCGTTCCGATTGTGGCAGGTTGTCATACCAATCCGATACAAAGCCTACCGTGCCATCCGTCATGAAGTCAATCAGGAAGCGAAACACATCCTTAACATCGTAACCGGTCCGGGTGAATGGCTGGATCACTTGGTAAGGATCAAAGAAAAACACTATCAATTCCGTGGCTGGAGTAATTGCCACCCCATTCTTTGACTCCTCGGCATTAACATACGTTTTAATGTTACGGTTGCCAAATATCTTAGAGGTATAGCTGTTGTCTTCAAACTCCACCTCCACCGTACACTTGGACCTGTTAAACTTTGCCTCAGTCAAAAATATAAAGCCATCCAGGACAATGGTTGGTATCTCTGATCCGCACTGATACCATACCTGCAATGGAAGCCGGTTGCAGTATCCGTTTGTGGTAAGGTAGTTGCTGATCAGGTCATAACCATCATTGGTGAAAGTAAACTTTTGGTTGTACTTCATCAGGATGCCGTTGAACTGCTGATCGTATTCCAATGTCTCGGTGAACTCGGCCCACTCCAGTGGATCGGTTACCGTTGTGTTGTCTATTTTGAATGTAAACATTAGAATTTCCTCCTACTTAAACCCATGGATCCGGACTTCAATGTTTTGTCGATTGACCTTAATATCCTTCGATTCTCCTTGTCGGATTGCAGCAGGTTCATGTCATTAAACGATGCACTCATACTGATGGCCTTGCCTATGCGTGATGCAAATGCTTCGTCCTTGTCGATCTTGTTGCGTTTCAATGCAGGGATAACATAGTTAACATTGATATAGTCATCGAGGTTGCCCTTTATCCATGCCGCTGCCAGTCCTGGCTTCTGCCTGTTCTTTTCCGTTGGGATGATAGCCTCACCTTCATTGGCCATGATCGGAATGGTATCAACACCTGCCGGGTTGCCGTTACGCTGGAGGGATGGGGTTCCATCCTTGTAACCCATAACAATTTGTTTTGCCTGCAATACGTTTGCCAATACCGTTGCAATTTGACTGATAAAAGCAGCGTATGCCGCTGGGCCGGTTATAGGAGCCAATGGGCCTGATGCAGCTGCTACCTGTGCGGACGTTGTGGCTGCACCTTCAACTATTTTTGCAATGGCTGATGCTGTACTAAATGCAATGTTAGCAAGTGCGAAACCTTTTTGTGCCGCTTTAGATTGTTCGCCCTGAAGGTTTAACGCATCAGTAATTTGCTGGCCTGCCGCAACAGTAGCATTGCCTATTTGAACGATGTCATTGGTTGTATTTAAGAATGAATTTAACCTCGCCAATCGCATTTCTGCTAAGGTTTTTTCCTCTTGTTTTGCACGGTCTTTTGCCGCACGTTGTTCCATTTCAAGGACTTGACTTTGATATATTTCCTCATCACTTAACCTTTCAGTTTGAATCTCTTTTATATCTCGTGCTGTTGCCCTCCATGTGCCATTTATCTCTTCCAGTGTTTCCTTGTACTTATTATTGGCAACATTAAAATCACGTTGTGCTTTATCTCGTTTATCAATCAGGTCCTTGTCAACTTTTCCGTTTTGGGTATTTCTGTCAACCGCTGCGGCCAAATCATCGTATGCCTTTTTAAGTGCTTGAAGGGCTGTGGTTTCTTCCTTTATTTTGTCGGTGGTGTCTTTTGCTGTTTTTGTTTTTGCAGCTGCTTTAGCCCTTTCAGCTGCGGCAGCGGCTTCATCAGCAGCACGCTGTGCTTCCCTTGCCGCCTGATCAGCTTCAGCTTGCTTTATAGCTTCCTTCAAATAATCGCCATTAGCTTTTTTGATCTCATCAGTGTAATACTGAACAGCACCCATACGCTCAGATAAACGTGCCTTAAATTCAGCAATCTTTTTAGGATCGGTAACCTCAACATCAATAGCCATACCTCCACCTCTGCCGGCAGATACTTCAGTAGTTTTTAGTTTTCCGGTTTTTTCAAGGTAGTCATCAATAACTTTCATTCGCTTCAATATGGCTCTTTCCTCTTCCAAGGTTGCCGACATTGTTTCAATCTTTGACTTATTAAGCCATTTTAATTTGTTGACTTCTGCCTCAATAAAATCACGAGAGCGGTTTGTCGATATGGCTATTGCCTTGCCATAGTTATCAAATTCAGATACAGCACCGGGTATTGTTTTTGATACCTGGCTAATAATTTTGTCAAGTTCCTGTTGCTCAATCTTTGAAAGATTGGTCTTGGTTTTAAGATCATCATATCGATCCAACAATGGCCGAATATTACGTTCCAAGTCAACCACCTTGCCGATCTGTGCATCATACGCATCAGTAACTTGTTTTATTTCGGAATCGCCAAATAAACCAGTAAGGACACCGCCAACCTGCTCCTTAAAGTCCTCCCATTTGTTGCCAAGGTTTTGAAGCTTTCCGGTGGATGTTTCCATTACTGAATCCATCTGACCTTGGAATTTATTCAAACCTTTTAATACTTCCTGATAATTACCAGCCATTGATCCGGTATCCTTAAACTCAATACCAACAGACTTCAATCCCCTGGTCATACCATTCAGCCCTGAAATAACCATGTCGGTGGCTTGTCCTAAATCCATGCCGGTGGCAGCTGCCATGTCTGCAATCAATGGAATAATGTCTTCAATCTCATTGGCAAACAATCCATACTGTGCTAATTGCGTTTGAGCAGATTGTATTGCATCATCTGAAAATATTCCTTTGTCTTGCAGTATAGCTGACTGGTCAATAAGTTTTTGAAATGAAGCGGCTCCATCTTTTCCGATGGTAGTAATTGCTGTGTTTAACTTTTTAGCGTTAAGTTCAGCCTCCATAAAAGCGGCAACCGACTCCTTGCCAAATGTAATCACTGATTCGACTGCAAAAGCCGCAACCAGTGTTTTACCTAAATTAATTAGCTGGCCACGAATATCTGTTACCTCACTTAATACTTCACTTAGTGCCGACTTGCTTTCATTGGCACCCTTTTTGAAATCATCGTTTGTCTTCTTGAATTGCTTGGCATTATTTTCATCAATCTTGCCCAGGTTTTTTAACTCATTGCCAAGCTTGACTATATCTGAACTGTCACCTTTGATTTTAATGACTACTTCTTGCATTGTTATTCTTTTTCAGGTTACTTCAACCTTGTTGCCTTGCGGCCTTAGTCAATGTCCATTACAGGACTTTTGCGTGCTGAAATGATGTTGTCTTCCACCAATAAATAATACTCATACAGTGACAACTGATACAATTCCTTCAGCTTCATGTTGTTATTGTTTGCGACTTTATGATGTTGTAAAAATCGCTGTTCCGATGCCTCTCGGATAGATTGGATAAAACTTCCTTTAGCTGGTCGCTGGATATTGTCTTCATTGTCGCCAAATAAACTGTTAAATCTTGTTTGGAGAAATTTATTGACGGTATTAAACTCTTGATTGGCTTTGACAAAAAAAAATCGACACCAGGCTGCCATGACTCATCGGATCCCTTCACCGTGATCGGTTCACTATCCCACAGGTCCATTTTCTCAACCGCATACTTAAAGTCGTAGGAGTAAGGATTCTCGGTCTCATCAAAGTATATCACCGATGCAAGCTTCTTAACAATGGATGGCTCGAAAATAAAATCCAACCGCTCCAATGTCGACTCGCACATTTTGTATATCTCAAAGATATTGATCTCCTTGGACTTCAAAATGTCTATGATGGCATTCATCACTCCTTGCAAATGCTCCCGGGTGCATCTCATCTCCAACTCCTCGTAATAAGATAGAGCGTGAAATGAACGACCGCAAGGCACAGACATAGAATCGTCAAACTTGAAATAATCAGTGTCACCGCAAGTGAAACTATATACCACACGATGCTCCGGGGTGATCTTGCCATTGTAGACTGGTGCTTTAACTTTTTTTGACATAAGGTCCGTTTTGTGAATTATGAAATAGTATTCCTTTTTTATATGCTCTTACATGTGCTTCCTTGTCCTTGCGGAGCAGGTCAAACAATTCCTTACTGATGTCATCCGGGCGAATACCCTTAAAGATCAGGCTTATCTGCTCCTCAGTCAGCTCTATCTTATCCATTGAATAGTCCATTGTAGTCGGCTGTTAACTGATCCAATCCCTTACCGGACTTGCGGCTGATGTCCTGGTGCCTGATGGTGTATGTCTCATTGCCGCTCACTGCGATCCTGATCTCATATCCCTTGAAGGTTTGGTTGACATACTTCCACATGTCTGTCCGACATCCGCACTTACCGATGCAGGTCCAGCCGTTGTTTATCACAAAATCGTTTATTGCTGCCATGAGCCATTAGATTAATCTTATCAATATGCGATTGATGCCTGCCAGTGCAAATGCATACAGTGGCCACATCAGGATGCTATCGTAATATGCAAAGTAAACAGGTAGCGACCACAGCCCGGACATGCAGATCAGGCAACCACCGAATGGCTTGCTCCAATACTCGCCCAGGTATTTGTTGGCATACCACTTTACCTTCCAAAATATCTGCTGATTAAATACCTCCCCATCCACCTCATCATACTGGAGCGTGTAGTGCAAACCCATGATGGCAAGGCTGTTCAGGATAAGGATGGCAAACATTGATATCATGCAACAAATATAATAAAAAAACGGTTTATATTCCCCTGTTAACAGCGTGTGGAAAACTATCAATGACGAGTGTCAATAGGCTCAGTATCTTTGCCATGTTGTTCATTGATATGTTTATAGGTCAAGGCTCCAATCCTGTAAGGTTGGGGCCTTGCTTTTTTATAGCGATCGCAGTTTGATGAAGTCCTTGTGGAAGGTGAACAGGTCATACCTCATGCAGTCTAATAAGTCAGCTTTGCGTGTCTCGCTGCTCCTATCTTTTTTAATGTCACCGTGTGCATCAACCTCGACATACTTCAGGTCCTTGATCAGGTATGGGCAGTTGACTGGATCAATGCTGACCTGATAATTTTGTAACATGGAATTGAGCAACACCCTGGTGTCTGCTACCGATGGGTTGACATTACCCTGTTTGAACTGACCATCGCCAAGGCCCATTTCATACTTAATGACGGAGTAGTAGTTTAGATTACCCTTACTTAATGCGGACCTGTTGCGACCAGTAGCATCACCGGTGACCATAAACGTGCCATTGCGGAAGTAGGCCCTGATGTGATTGCACAGTTCATAGATGTCACTGTTCTCAATCCTAAACTCCTTAATGAAGTATTTCGCATTGTCATAGTGCTGGGAGGCTGTGCATGTGATCGGATCCACGTTAAAGTCAAAGGACAGGATCACGAAATGACCAGCATTGTATCCGCATGGCTTTACATGCTTATCCTCGCTGAACGCATACGCAAAGCTGTTACGAGTCAGGTCGATGTCCTCGGCAAGTATCTCGCACCGGAATGACAGTTCATCCATTGTGGACCTGACCATCTCAATCTCATCCTTGGCAACGGTCGGATTCTCATAGGTGGATAGGTTAAACGATGCCCAGCTGTTCTGTTTCTTACCCTCGTTAAACAACCGCTTGAAATAGGTATCACCGAACTTGGGAGTGCTTAATATCCACGCATCCCCACCATAGTCAATTAATGTAGGGAGGATGGTGTTCTGCCACGCATCTTTGAACTTACTTGCCTTTTCCGCTTCATCCACTACCACCCTTGCATACTTCCTACCTCTGCCTGAGTCCGGGTTATCCATGGACCAAAAGTCAATTACCCCGCCTGTGATCAACCGCATCTGCTTCTGCTGCTCGTTTTTCTCTTTGATGACAGGACCAAGGATCATCCGCAGCTCATGCCATACATCATGCAGGTCACCATATGTGGGTGCAAAGTAGGCAACAGGCTTACCATCAAGAGCCGGGTTAGGAATCAGTTCATGGACCGCCAGTGTTGTCTTACCCCACCGCCTCCCGATTTTCAGGATATTAAAACGCTGGGAGTCTGCTAATACTTTGTCCTGCCCGGAGTGAAGCCGTTTAAGGTTGAGCGTTATCTCCATCCGTGCGGACTATCTTTATAGTGAGAGGCTGCTCTCCTGTATTCTCGACAACCTGTGTCGGCTTACCATAGGAACGATCCAAGATCATATCAGCTGCTTTTAAGTCACCATTAAGCGACTTTTTCGCCAACATCATTAGGATGGCTTCGGCAACCGTCACATCATTGACCTCGTTACCTAATACTTTTGCAACAAGGTCCTTGAGATCGGGCAGTTGCCGCTTAGCTCCTCTGTTGGCAGGCTGATTTTCGCTGCTAAATTGCCGGGCAGGGTTGCCCGATTGTCCTTTTTTGAATGGCATAGCTATTCCGTAAGATGCGTTTTTTATTCCGGAAAGCATTGTTTTTTGTTCCGATTGCATTCCGATTGTTGCAAATATAAAAAGTTTTTGTATTATTGCGACACTTTTGATGCTTCCCGGCTCACAAAGACATTTATTCACAGCCATTAACCTGATCGGGAAAGGACTATCTGCCGGGAAGCGTAAGTCCACCCGGTCGGGCATGGCCCTACATTTCAAGCATGAGAGAGCTTCGGAAGTACCAATCAGATGCCGTTGTCAATTTACGGCACGCATTATCCAAACATCAAAGGGTTGTCCTACAGTCAGCAACAGGATCAGGCAAATCAGTCATCTTTACCGATGTCGCACAAAAAGTAGTTGCAAATGGGAAAAGGGTGCTGATCCTTACCCATCGGACTGAAATATTCACATCCACGGTTAAACATTTGACCAGTGTCGGAATCAAAGTGGAGGAAATAAAGGCCGGCAATAAGGATGTGGACCTGTTTGCACAGGTGTATATGGCTATGGTAGAGACATTCAATCGCAGAAACTACCTGATCGAATTCGATCTGATTATCATTGATGAGGCACACTATGCCAATTTTACAAAGATCATGGACATTTATCCAAATACTTTAACCATCGGGGTGACGGCAACACCCATTGGCAAGCATTTCCATAAATACTATCAGGCCATCGTGCATACTATAAGTATCAAAGATCTGGTTCGTGATGGGTATTTGATGCCATGCAAAGCATATCAGATGCAAGATGACCTGTCTGATCTTACAATGTCCGGATCTGATTACTCGGATGACTCGCTTTTTACCCACTATAACCGAAAAGAAAAGTATGTAGGAGTGGTCGATGAATATCTGAAGCGTGCCGTGGGCAAGCCGACACTGGTATTCAATGTAAACATCAAACACTGTCAACAAATGCACGATGAATTTATTCAGGCAGGGGTACTCTCGGCAATAGTGACAAGTCTGACACCGGATGAGGAACGCAGGCAAATACTTCAGGACTTTCAGGATGGCAAGATAGCCGTCATCAATTCCGTGGGCATTTTGACCACAGGAGTGGATATGCCATGCACGGAGGTGGTAATAGTCAACCGTGCCACCAAGTCTTTGGCCTTATGGCTTCAGATGCAAGGCAGGGCATCACGGCCATATCCTGGGAAAAAGGAGTTTATCGTGCTGGATTTTGGCCGCAACCATGATGAGCATGGAATGTGGTCGGAGGATCGGATATGGTCCATTAAGCCACCCAAGGCAAAGAAAAGAGGTGTGCCGGTAGTGAAGGATTGCAAAGACTGTGGTGCTATCATTGCGGCAAGTGCCAAGGTATGCCAGTATTGCGGTGAGGATCAGCCTGTCAAAGCTTACAAGATAGTCAAGGGTCAGCTTGTCGAAGTGGTGCCGGTGGTTAAAAAGTATGCCAACTGTAATGCCTGGTCATTGAATGGAGAGCAGTTATATAATGCTTATTGTGAACGGAGCATTAGTTTTCGATTGGCTGTTCGAATTGCAGTAAAAACAAATCAAATCTATAACTTTGCCGAGTCTGGAGGCTATACCAAAGGATGGGCATGGACACAAATAAACATATACAAATAACAACAACATGAAAATCAGTCTATTTAAGAATGCCAAGATCACCACGCCGGAGGCTGTGATGACAATCGATGAATTTTGCAATGGGATCATCCATGGCAAATGGGAGTATTATGTCCGTAAGATTCGGGAAGCCGATACAAAGGATGAGGTAAAGGCATTGAAGGAACAGTTGCCTGCCGTGACCATATCCGGAACATTCAGTCAACGAAACCAACGCAACATCATTGCCCATTCCGGTTTCATCTGCATTGACATTGACAACTTCAATGGCAATGTGATGGAATTAAAAAATGATCAATTTACCTACTTCCTGTTCAAATCGGCATCAGGTAAGGGCATTGCCATCATTGTCAAGGTCAACAAGGACAAACATCAGGAAAGCTTCCAGTTCCTGCGGAAATACTACATCGAGAATTACAATGTGCATATTGATCCTGCACCGCAGAACATCGCATCATTACGTTTTGTCAG